TAATCCATAAGCAGGAGTAGCCGTACCAATACCCAACCTACTATTTGTATTATCCCAAAATAAATTAGCTGATTCGCCTAATACATTTCCTGTTGTTTCAAACAATACACGACCTACTGCACCGCTTGTTATTGGTGTAGTGCCTACCGTTAAGCCTGTCGCGATTGTGAATGTTCTGTTGGCTGAAAGGTCTTGCGTTGTGCCGTTAATCGTCAGCGTTCGCGTTGTTGGAACTGGGGTAAAGCCGAGAGCCGTTTCAACCGTTTTATTCTTCCACAAACTTGTTGAAGATTCATAAGTCAACACGTTGTTGTTCGCAGGTGAAGAAATGTACACGTTGTGCAGTTCATCCAACTCCCAACCGTTCATTATCTTAACGTAGATTTTTCCGTTGTTAGCGTGTGCATATTCAACGTATCCGATAACAACGATGTGTCCTGTCGCGCCTGTTGGTTTAATGTTAGTGAGCGCACCTGCTGTTGTTGGTGAAAGGTAAAGCACGTCTCCGTCTGTCCACGTTTCACCTTGCAATGAACCTGTTGTATTGATGTCCTCAAGATTACCAACGGTCATGATGAAACCCTCCTGATTGGTAGCAATCGTTTCAGTTACAATACCTATTGTATCTGCTGAGTTGTTGTCATTATTCGCTTGCGCTAATTCAACAGCCAACCTTTGTCCTTGCGCTCCGCTAACGCGTACTGCTTGATAAGCCGCCTTCGTTAGCGTTGTGTTTGGAGTTACTTTGTTAACTACTCGCGCTACCAAGTCAACACCGTTTTTCAATGAAACAGTACCACCTTTAAGCAAGGTCTCTGAACTACCAATCGTGTTGTTCCATTGCGTTGCACCTACTACAAATCCTGCGCCCGATGGGCTAACATTAAGGCCGATATGGTCAGCAGTTAAGTTGTGTGTCCCTAAGTCTACATCGGTTGTTGCACCAACGTAAGGAACAAAGCCGCTAACATCTGGAATGATAGGCTTGTTATCTAAATCGTTATAATCGTTGCTAAATGCTACTGCTCCTAAGTCTGCTGTGTTAGCTTTTAGTGCTACATCAGTTTGCAGCGCTGCGATGTCATCTACTATAGATATGATGGTAGCGCAATCAGGTAAATCTTCGCAAGTGATTCCCACGTTATCTATTAGCTGATACCATCCTTTTACTCCACTCGCGTTAGTACCATAGTAGTAACTGTTGCCCGGTGCTTCTACGTCACCATCTAAGCTAACGAATACCCCATTCTGATCTAAGCTCTCAATAAATTGAAGTGCTCCCCATCCATCTGATGGCGAATCTGTAGGTGTGTTATAGTTCCAGCTCGCAGGTATAGAGCAAGCTGACCAATCGTAATCTAAGTTAAGCTCTATTGTTCCGGTAACTCCCGTAAGTGTGTGAGTGTATTGCTCCACGAATGGCTCAGAGTTAACAGGGCGAGTAAGCTCCGCATCTGAGCCGAACATATTGCCCAAGTAAATCTCGTTAATTAAATCTTGAAAGATTAGTGAGCAGTCGGTAATACTCTCAGCTTGGTAGCCTGTCTTATCTTCTTTATCGCGAGGAAGGTCGCTAATGAATATCTCAAAGCTGAAGCTGCGAGTACCAGGTGCGTAGTTAATAGCGCGAGGCTTAACGTGCAGCCATGGCCACTCTGCCTCTTTCTCTAAATCGGCCTGTGAAATCTCACCATGCGTAAACCTACGCAGTTGGAAATGCCCTGCTGCGAACTGTCTAAACCTATCTACTATTACGTTGTATGTGTAGTTAATTGTGCTCATATCTTTATAGTGGAAATTAAGTTAGCTTTTGTTGCATGCTGTTAGCGTAGTCCATCGCATAGGTTAGATGGGTGAATATTGTTGAAGCTCTTGTCTTAGTGATTGCATCGAACTTGGTTACATCTCTCTCTGCCATCTCTTCGATTACGTGCCACCACTGATAGACTGAAGCTAATGTTTCACCTCTTCGGCTAACTGACTGATCTCCCTCTTCAGCCTCTCCAGCTCCTGCTCTAAATATGCGGGTGTATTGCTCACTAAATCGTTTTTGAGTGTCGAAAAAAAAAGCAGCGCAGCATTCACATTGGCTAAATTCATCTTCCTCATCTGAGGAGCGTACTTAAGATGCACATCACTATCATAATCCTCTATCTTGTATTGCATGTTAATCTCAGCTGTTACCGGTCTGTAAAGAATGCACATTAAATCAGGCAACTGCTGAGGGAAGTTCTTGCTGAATTCAGTTAAATCTAACCACTCTCCAAAGGTCATAGCTTTAAGGTTAGGATGAAATCCGAACTTCACCCCATCTATCTCTATGAACTTCTGAAATATCTTCTCATCGTTCTTCAGCCCATTAGCGTAAGCGCTCACTATCTTATCAATTGTAGGCATGTCTATCTTGCGAATGTCATCACGCTTAAGCCCTGTGATGGCTTGAATCTGAGATACGCTATCTGTGCCTGCTGCTATAAAGTCTACGTATGTGCCCAGCGTCTGATCACTGTACTTAGTGCTTATTATCTTGTCGCTCATAGTTAGATATTTGTACCGTCTATTGTAATGTTAATGCTCTTAATCTCTGTACTCAGCTCTTGGCGCTCAATGTACCCTCTCTGCTTACCTTGCGTCTTAAGATAGAAGATAACAGCTGATGTATTAGGTGCATCCTTAATAGTTACCACCTCACCATCGTGAGTTAATGCTTGGCGCTCTGCTCCCTCCATCAGCTTGCGTAACTGCTCCTCTGCAAAGTCAAGTGCTACGTTTTTAAGTGAGTCTACTGCTGCCTTGTATTCAGGATCATCATTCATCCAATCGTAATGCGTCTGCCTATGTATTCCGATATCCTCAGCTGACTTAGTTACGTTGCCTAAGTTCTTCGTAAGTGCCTCATACATAGCAGCTTTTTTAATGGTAAGACTTTGTAAGTTATCTCCTTCCGAGTTTGGCTCTGTTTTACTTCCGACTTTGGCACTCATGCTAACTTATTCTTAAAGTGTGTTATTAATTGCTCCATCTTACTATCATAGTATTTAGCAAATGTAGTAAATCCCTCTGAATCAACCTCATAAACTCTAAACATTATACCGCGTAAGCGTTGAGATGGTTTCTTAAGTGTATCTTCTAACTCTGATTTAAGCGACTCAACAGCATCTAACTCTTCTCTCCTGAAGCTCTCATCTTTAAATGCAAGATATCCGAACTGATTGGCTGTACCGAACAGTTCAGCTGCCTGTGCTGGTGATAGCTCATTAGTGCCAAATGTAAGTTTAAGCGTCTTATCCTTGCGAGTGCCTACTGATTCTAATTGTGCCGGTATTAATATCATCTGCAAAGTTCATCTAAGTGAATACCATACTCTTCTAAAGTCTCATTAAGCAAAGTATTGATGTCAGAATATACTTGCTTTTCTTTTTTTGTCAAATCATCATACTTAAACTTCGCGAATAGCTGGCTTCTGAATTCATTTAAGCACAGTGCTAAGTCTAATGCTTTAGTACATCTAAGATGGTGAGCTACATCTTCAGGTGAGTCTAAATCAAATGTTATATTACATTGCATAATTCGGTAGTTTGTATAATTGATTATTGATATTTAGCATTTATGATCCACAATAAAGGCAGCTCTCATCTTCACCACCCTCACCATCATTCAAAATCCTCTCACATTCTTTGTTAACCTGTTCTTCAGTCCAGTTAGGATGAAATGCTTTTACTTGAGCCTTCAAAAAGTTATAGTTATTATCACTCATTTATATTAATCTTTATTAGTTATAACTATTAGTGTAAATAGCTTTAAGCTTTTGCTAATTTGCTAAAGCTCTTAGCTATTAACTCTATGCTTAGAGCTTAGATTCTGAGCTAAATGAGAGATAGAAGTATCCAGCACTAAGATTTCTCAAAGTGTTGGGCTCTCATTTAAAATGACTGTCTCTCTGCTTGTCGCTTGAGTTCTTCGCCATCATGAGTTAGTGTGATCAGCAATGTGCACTAACATGGTATCTATCTTTTAGAGAGATTGCCCTCCCTAAGTAACCTGGAGCTTATACCTTAGCCATACTCCTGAGCTGTGTTACTATCCCGCAGTAGCTCGTTTCATCTTCTATGCTGCCGTTAATCGATTCCGCACATAAAAAATATAGCCCTAAGGATGCAGGGTGAGGACATCCAAAGGGCGTATAAAACCTTAAATCAAATCTTATGTCTAACAGTAATCACACCCTGCAACAAATATATACAAAGAAATGTAACTGATTTAATTTGTGCAAAACTATTTTCTCTGTTGAAATCGTAGCACTGCAATGTATATCCAAAAAGGCAGCCATACAAGCCCTGTAAAAGCTACACCTACATAAGCATACCAATGGTAAGAAGATAAGTGCCTCTGATGTCTGTAAATGTTTAGGGATAAGATTCCCGTATGCAGGAGGAAGCCTATTAAGTAAATTGTTATAATCATATTTTTTTTCTTTTAGCTCTACGTTTTTTTATTGGAGTAGCAGTTACCTCTGTTATCAGCTCAGGAGTGAGCTCTACATTCGTTAATTCAATCAATGCTTGAGCTTGTTCAGCTTTCTTTAAATCTTCCGCTAATGACTCTTCTAATTGATTCAGAAGCTTATTCATGCAGGGAGTGCAGCTTGTGAAGTTCTTGCCGTCTCTGATTCCAAGATACTCTCTTCTCAGTTTAAACAGCTTAGCCATCTCACCTGATTCTAACTTGCCTCTCTTCTTAATTAATCTGATATGCTCAAGCGTTGGCATCTTCCAATCTTTCTCCTCAAGCTTAGGCCACAGCTTAGCTGGGCAGTCAGTAGCAGCGTAAGATGCTAAGTGATCCACAGGACATCCGCATGGCTTGAATGTTACCTCGCCAATAGTGTGAGGCTGCTTGAATGGATTAATAGCGTTAACAGGAGGCCCACATGTACCGAATGTTTTATTATAGACAGGGCATTCTTTGCAGACTTTAACGCGAGCTTCAAAGTCGGTTGTGTTAATCATCATATCTGTAATGAATTTCTAAGTGTTAATTTAGCTTTCTTAATAGTTCTGTAAAGATAGTTCAAAGGTATACCAGTCTCATCTGCTAATGCCTGATAGCTAAAATCATCCAATGCATAGAGAAAGAATAGCTCACGCTCAAAGTAGGGAAGTCTGCTGATGAAGATATCTAACTGCTCATTCTCTAAACGCATCCCTACGCTCTTGTTCACGTCATCAATAATATCATCTTTCAGATCATTACGTATCTTTTCGAATCTTCTAAGCGAATAGTTGAATGAACTGTTACTACATCGTGCAGCAAGTCTAATGCTATTGCTCACGTAATTATTCAGCTTGCCTCTGTTATGGATATCTTGCAGCTTGTCTTTATCTGATTCTAATATCTTAAGTAGCGTGTCATGGAGTAACTCATCTGCTACATCTGCACGCACCACGCTATGCGCCACCCTGCGCCACTCTAAATAACACTTATCGAATTCAGAGCGCCAGGTATTCATCTATAACTATTTTAGCCTCATCGAAGCTTCTGCAAACAAAGGCCATGTAATTTCTCTGATCTAAATTCTTCCTCCATTCCTTCTGACTTTGACTCACCACACCTTTAGCAGTTTTCATTTCGATAGCTAAGCCATGCCATTCCTTTCTCGGCTCATAAATAAAGATATCAGGGAAGCCTTTCACATATCCTGTTTTCTTCATCTTGACTGCTTGGCGCATGGATGTTCTTACTCCACCTGCTGAAGCACAGTAAAGCGCTTTAGGATATTGTGCTACTAAATAGTTAATAACAGCCTCTTGTATTAGAGCTTCCTCATTCTTCATGTGCTCAAAATTAGTTAATTAACTTAAGTGCTATGAACATCTTGTTAACATACTTATTCACATAGTATTTAGATGGTATATTTGACCATCCATTTAGCCTTTTGGTTTAGGTTAACATTGATTATTGATTGCAGGATAGCTCTACAAACGTGTAGGGCTATTTTGTTTTATATCTAATTGCATATTAAATCCTAAAAGTTGTAAATATTAGGAGCTTTTAGATATAATTTTGGGGAGTATTTTCCACAATAAGCCTGATTCTGATGATTATTTTCTACTATCAAAGATGTTATTAATAGCATCTAACTAATACTAAAGTATGGTATAGTATGCATAATGGGTAATATAAGGCACTAATGACTGCTAAATAATACTTTAATGGGACTCTATTACACTTTTAAGTACGAATAAATGTGATGCGTTACACTTTTAATTAGATAAAAGCATACTTAGTGTAGTTGCGATTGAGCTCAAAGAAGGCTCGCATCATTATAGCATCAGCTATATCGGGAGAGATTCCTCCGGTGCGCTGGCTTATAGTATCTTTAGACGTTACTCGCAGCTTACCTTCTTTATCAGGATCTACTCGCCTAACTAACTCAAGCTCTTTGACTATATCTTCTTGGTACTTTATAGGCAGCGTTATCTCATTCTTATCTATTAACTCACCAAGCCTAAAGTAGCAATCAGCTTTTAAGTTCATGTACTGCGTTCCTCTCACAGCTTTACTGCCGTTCATAAATTCTCTGCATCGAAGGCTGTCAACGAGACCTCCCCCCACCCCATCAGCATCTGCGAGCACGTTGCTTAGCCTAACTTGGTGCTGATTCATAAGGCGCTGTATCTCTGCCTTAACTTCATCCTGTCTCTTTTGGCGCAGTATTACAATATCAATACAGCTTAAGCCTCGCCATACGCAAAGCACAGTTCTATCTTTACCTAATCGCGCGATGTCTGCTGTGATATATCCCTCTCCTACATTCATTGGCTCTCTGAAGCAGCGCATCAGTTCATCGTACATGTATAATCTATCTGAGCTATTATCAAATTCCCAATCTCCCTCAAGTAGTCTCTTCCTATCTGCTTCGGGTAATCTCGTTAAGCTTGTTACGTAAGAATCGGGTAAGTGTATATTGTCCCCAGGTAGCGCCTGCACAAATGCTCTGTGAGCAGGCAGATTCTGATTCTTATAGGGTAGATAGAATTGGTTATAAATCCATCCCTTAGATGGGTTGCAGGTAAGTAATATCTTAGGCTTAAGGCCAAACTCCTTTAGCTTGTACCGGATACGTGAGCTAACAATAGAATAAGCTTTCTCAGTTATCTCAGTTGCCTCGTCAATAAATACATCTGTAACTTCTAATCCCCCTAAATCAGTCATCATGGGATCAGATGGATAGAGAAACAAATCGGCTAAGATTATCTCTGAGCCATTGCTAAACTTAATGATGTGTGATTGCTGATTGTATACAAAATCTTCACCTGCTTTTAATCCTATCTCATTAGCCACCTGAAAAAAGGTAGCCATAGTAGTTTTCTTAAGCGTGTCTAACTTTGCTCGGCCAATCAATGAGCGTGTACCTGGATACTTTAAGCGCCTTAGAATCTGCCACATGCAGCCGAGCATAGTCTTTCCACCGCCTGCTGCTCCTCCGTAGAGGATTGTTTCAACGTCTGAGTCTACCGATAAGAATTTAAGTGCTTCGCTTTGCCTTGTTAGAGGCTTAAAGTTGTAATCTATTTGTCGCGCCATTGTACAAAGGTAGGCACAATAACCTGAGAGTCAACAGGGTTACGCACTCTTTGTAAATCTAACTGCATAAGATAAGCGCCCAAAGGTTTAGGTGGTCTCATGCGCTCAACGTGAAAGCCCATGTACCCTTCATCATACTCTTCTTTATAGCTTGCTGTTCTAATGTGATGCACATAGCGCATGTTAATTCTATAGCCACTATTGGCAGCAAAACAAAGCTCTTCCACCATATCGGCATGATGGTAAAGTTCATGCACGTGACCACTCCAAATGCAGTCAGCTCCATCAATCATTACACCCATTCTATTATTCTGAATAACTCCCTTCGTAACTACTCCACCGCCTCCTGAGCCATGATAGTATTTTGTCTTGAATACAAACGTGCTACACTTACTCTTAGTCACTCTGTGTATCCACCATCCACCATATCCACCAACCAATACATTGCTGCCTGCTTCGCGATTTAACCCACTAACAAAGCGCTCAATTAAATCAGTCTCACAGTTCTTTGTGATAGCGGTCTCATGATTACCATAGCCCACAAATACAAGTAGATGTGCGTAAGGCTTAAACCAATCAATAGCAGTATTCACAAGCGCATCTAAATAGTTAGCCACGTTATGCTCCGGGCGAATGTCTTGCTTACCTCTTCGCGGATCGTACTTGCCCTGCATAGCGCAGAATAAATCACCATTCACAGCGAAGTAGATATTTTCTTCAAGGCACTTATCTAAGTGAGCTTTAAGTAGCTTCCTGTCGCAGTGAGGATTATCCCAATGCAAATCAGACATCATTAAGAATTTATCCCCACTTTTGCAAGTAGTTACTATGACATTTCTACCCTCGCGATATGATGTAATCATTGGTGATTATATTAGATTTTAACTCCTGATAATGCTTTTTAAATTCGTTGTATGGCACATCTATGACCATTGGATTATCTATGCCTTGCATCAAAGCTAATGTGCGATGCCCTACGTAGTAAGTACCATCACTTCTGAATTCTACCTCAGCTTGAATGCCTACGCACTTGCGAGCATCAAACATGAAAGGAATATTCTCAGCTAATACAGCTTCATTGCCGATATCTTCTGAGTAGTTCCATTGGATAACGTATGTGCTGCATAGCTCAGGTAGCAGCTTAGCGTTTAAATCTACTTGCTCCTTCTTCTTTCTAAATAGATTCATATTCAAAGGTTAATAAAAAAGCCCAGCGTATAGCTGAGCCTTCTATTAGATAGTGGAAAAATTTAGATTATTGAATCAGAATAGTGTTAATTGATTCTCAGCCTTAGCGCTAATATCGGATAAAAGAATATCTAAAATTCTATCATATCTTTTAAAATCATTGTTAGATTTTATCTGATTGTAAAGAAGTAAAGCACCTGCTCTATAAGCTTCCTCTTGCGTATCATATACATTGTGCTCAGCATGATAGATTAGAGGCTGTCCCCATCCCTGGTCTTGGCCATGGAATCTAATAGAATAACTCCACTTGCCATTCTTAACAATAGCCACACTAATCTGAGCCTCATATCCTTTAATGCACTTAAGCGTTTTAAGAATTGGATTTTCGCATACATCTTGCTCGTTAAATTCAAATACTTTCACAGCTTCTCCTCCCTTATCTCTATCTTAAATAACTCTTTAAGTATCTCTATCTCATGGTCTTTCCAATTGCTAATTCCATTTTCTCTAAGGCAGTAATTAGATTGCTCAATGCCTAACTTGAATGCGATGTATTCTTGCTTATAGCCGTAGAAAAGTCTATAGCACTTAATTGATTTATGAAATGGTATCATTGTTTTTCAAATTCTTTAGTTATTACTTCTATTCTTTTTTTACATTCTGCTATCTCATGATTAATTAATAGCGCTTGCATTTCTTTAGTTGTATGTTCCAAGGTGAGCTGCTCACCATCTCTTCGCCAGTCTAAATCGTAATTTACAGCATACATTTTAATAGCTGTATCACTCTTTAAGCAGTTCTTAAGATGCGCTATTTTAACTTCTAAATCTTCATGCTCATCTTTCATATCTGAAAGCTCTTGCCATCTTTCTTTAGTCATGATTCTTTGATTAGTTGTTTAATAATGTCTATGTAAATTAATCTGCTCAGCTCAATCTTTTGGTAGTTGTCAAACTCTTCTTGGGCAGATGGGCCTAACACTACTCTATTAGCTGATTTAAACTTAGCCTCAGTTTTAGCCTTAGCCAAATCATCAAAGCGCTGCCATACCTCAGGCTCCCACATAGATTTCTTATAAATGCCCTTCCTAAATAACCGTTGGCAGTTGTAAGGTGCTGCTATCTCTACCCAGCTTTCTTTGCCTTCCTGCCATCTTTGTACATCAGCGTGCAGAGCTGTTAGTGGATCAGTAGCTTCAACGTGCTTAGGCTCAGCTTCAGGCAGTATAAGCGCCTTATTGAGCTCTCGCCATACTTTGCTCT